ACGTAATGGTAGACAAGAGCAAAGATAATGAAAGTAAGACCAGCAGTATTCGATGACTATGAAGCAATCAAACGTTTTATGATTGACTTTGCAAATGCAAATCCTTTTACAGGACTGCATGAACCAGATTACAATGACCAATATGCAAATAGGTTGATAGATAAAATACGCAAAAATGGTGTAGCCTTAGTTGCAGAAAAAGAAGGTCAAATAGTAGGAATGTTGTTGGCAATGGTGCAAGGTGACATATGGTTACCAATTGTAAAAACAATGCGTGAAGTAGCATGGTGGGTAGATCCAGAACATAGAGGATCAAGTGCTGGCGCAAAGTTATTGAAAGAATATACTAGGATAGGTGATGAATTAGTAGATAATGATATCATTACTGCATATACTATTACAACACTAGGCATGGGAGACCATTTAAATTTACAAAAAAGAGGTTGGAATCCAATTGAAACCAACTTTGTGAAAGGAGTTGCATAATGGCAGTATTTACAGCAATAGGAACAGCAATAGCGGCCGCTATAGGATTAACAGGTGTAGCCGCAACAATAGTTGGTGGTGTTATAGCCGCAGGATTGGCTGTAGCAACTGCAAGAGCAACAGGCATGTTCAAAATGCCAAGTATTGGTGAATCAGAAGATCCAGGTGTAAGAATAACACTATCACCAGATACCACAAACAAATTACCTGTGTTGTATGGTAAAGCATTTACCAGTGGACCTATTATAGATGCCGCTATCAAAAACAGTAATGACACTATGGTGTATTGTATTGCACTATCAGAGAAAACAGACACCGGAACCTTCAGCATACAAAACATTTATCTAAATGATGCAAAATTAAATTTTAGTGGTAATGGTGTAATTAGCCATACAGACCCCAACGGAACATCAGATACTAATTTATATACTGGCAATGTTAGAGTAAATGTTTACTCAGGTGGATCAACAGCATCAGATATTATATTCCCAGCAAGTGGAACAGGCAGTTCAACACCAGCAACTACTATTGTGCCACATTGGGGAGTAAGCACACATACTGCAAATTCTTTAGTGTTTGCATGTGTAGAAATAGATTATGATCCACAAAACGGACTTACAGGATTACCTCCAATAACATTTGAAATGACTAACAGTCTTAAAAATCCAGGTGATGTGTTAAATGACTACTTGTTAAATGATAGATATGGTGCAGGACTAACTGTAGCAGACTTTGATCAAAGTTCAATAACAGGAACAGCAAACAGTCAAATGAAAGGATTTTGCGACCAATTAATTGCATATAGAAACCAATCAAATGTGTCTGTAACCAATAAAAGATATGAGATAAATGGTGTTTTAACTACCTTTACTGATGTTAAAACAAACATAGATAGAATATGTCAAGCAGGTGGAACTTACTTTGCATTTGATAACAAACAGGGCAAATACAAAGCAATACCAAACAGAGAATATACTGCGGCGGAAGAAGCCAACGCACTTGTTTACAATGATGACAACATTATCAGTAAAATAGACATATCCAGCACAGATTTATTTGCAATGTATAATGCAATTGAAGTCGAATTTGCTGATGATACCAGAAAAGATGTGCAAAATACTGTAAGGATTGACACACCAGCGGCAGATAGAAATACAAATGAGCCAGATAATGTGTTAAAATACAACATTGATCTTATCAATGACAACATTAGAGCAACTAGACTTGGTAATATTGACTTATTGCAAAGTAGATCAAGCACAATGATACAGTTCAGCAGTGATTTTAGCGGAATGCAAACAGATGTGGGCGATATAATAAAAGTTACCAGCACGTTGTATGGTTTTAACAACAAGTTGTTTAAGGTATTGAGAACAAAAGAAGTAGAATCCGAGGGAGGAATGCTTAGTGTAGAGATTAGTGCTATTGAATATGTAAGCAGTATATACTCAGCACCAGTAAACACGCAACAAAGTCTACCAAGAGCAAACATTACTATACCAAGAATACCAGTTATGCCACCAGGTGCAATTATTACACCTATAGGATTGCAAGGCAGTTATGGTAATTTGTCATTGCCTAGCAAATTTGGTAGTATATTGGTAAATGAACAAATGGCAGAACTAGGTGCTGGTGTGCAATTAGCAGATTCACCAGCAAATAATACAAGTGTAACAAGCGGAACTGTATTCAAGGATCTTATACCAGAAGAAAGTTATGATATAACAAATTCAGATATTGGTGATTACGAATTTACAAGTTCAGCAACAGCAGGAGGCACATTAACAGGTGCATACAACTTAGGATTTAGACAGAGAGTTGAATTACGTTTTGCAAACGCAACACATACTGTAACCCAAGCAATATCAGGTGGTGGTGTTGAATTAGGTAACATGCCCTCAACTACACCTCCTCCGCCCTTAGTTGCTAACTTTAAAGTAAGCACAGATCCTACAGCATATGGTTATCCAGCGGATATGAAACCTACAAAAGCAAATATTAAGTTGCAAGGATTCAGTGATATAGGAACAAGCGGTGGTGCACCTAGACAGTTCGGTGGTATGAACTATGAATTTGCAAGAATAACGAAAGGTGAGAGAGAATAATGGCGCAAGGACAATATAGAACATTTTACTATACTGCAACAGGTAAAATAATTATATCGAGACGTATGACAGATGCAAATGTTACAGAAAGACTTGCATATCATACAGATCAAAGTTACATAAATGCTTATTGTGTTTCACCAGATACAATGCGTGTAAATTTAGAAACAAAACAGTTAGAAGATATACCAGTAAATGTAGATTATACAGACTGGATGCGACAAAGACGTAGATTAGAATTGATAGATTCAGATTGGACACAGGGTGCAGATTCACCACTAAGTGACAGTAAAAAAGCAGAATGGCAAACATATAGGCAAGCATTACGAGACTTGCCAAGCAACTACAGTTCACCAATTACGGATAGAGACAGTATAAGTTGGCCTACAAAACCAACCTAACCAAACGCACCAAACGGCCCAATCGGATAAATATAGTAAACGGCTTTAGAGACTTATCTTTATAGCAAGTTCCCTTAGGAGACGGAAATGGCAGGAAATTTATTATCATTTAAGAATTATATCGGTGGATCCGATAACGTTCAAATTATCGAATTATTCCCAAGAAGTCAGAAAACATTTACATATGATTTCGGTGCAAATGTAAGTGGTTATTCTTTCACAGCGGATTATCAATCAATTGTTTTAGACTCAGTTACATACGATAGAACAACAGGTAACCCTAGTCTAAGTTCAACAAATGTAAAAGGTTATTTTACAAATTATGCAACTGTAAGCAGTTCGCTTATAGGTAATGCATCTGCATCAACAGGAACAGTTACATTAACTATACCAGAAAACAGATATACTGGTAATTTAATACCTAATGCAAGAGCAGATGTAGTATGCACGGTGTTATCATTTCAATGGGTAACAGATGATACACCAGCACAAAAAGACAGTCATAGATGGGCAATATTCGAACGTTTTGAACCAGAATCAGGCAAAAAACCTATTTCTAACATAAGTGCAGAACCCGGATTTGTAAGTCTAACATCTTAGGAGTAACACATGGCTAATGTTACCGCAACAGGAAGCATTTCAAACGTAAATGTTACCGCAACTTTAAGCAACATAACTGTTACTGATACGCAGTCTAATATCGCCGTTTCCAATATATCAAGTCAAACAGTTAATGTAGCAGTAACCTCTACGAACTCAGTAGTAAATGTTTCTGCATTAGCAGAAGTGTCTAACAATGTTATTAGGCCAGCCGTAAGTGCTGTTGATGCCGGTGGTGATGGTTCTTTTTCATATAATGTATTCACAGGTGTATTTACATATACAGGACCCAACCAAGCAGAAGCAAATACAAGGATAGCAGGCGCACCTTTACAAGTTAGAAATCATTTTAGTAATGTTTCTCCTGTATTATATAATGCATCATCCGGTGTGTTTAGTATAGACAGTAGTGCTGTTTTTACAGGTAAAACAACAGATGATTTAGCAGAAGGCTCCAGTAATTTATATTTTACAGACAGTAGAGCAAGAAATGTTTTATCTGTATCTACAAATACTCCAAGTGGAGATGGAGCATTATCATACAGTAGCGGGACTGGTGCATTCTCTTTTACACCAGCAGATGTTCCAACAAGCACATCAGAACTACCAGAAGGCACAAATTTATATTATACTGATGGTAGATTCGATACAAGATTTGCAACAAAAACAACAAGTGACTTAACTGAAGGAACCAATTTATATTATTCAAACGCAAGAGTATCTGCATTTATTGCCGCAGGCCTTAGTGACTTAACTACATCTAATTTAACTGTAAACAGTCAATCCAATCTAAATGGTAACGTCACAATGTATATACGTGACGGCGATGCAAACACTAGTAATGTTATTGCTATGGGTTGGAGAGATAGCAGTAGTAGATTCAGTGGAATGAAGTTCAAAACAGCAGGATCAACAGGTGGTCCTGTAAGAATATTATTCAATGCTGAAAAAGGTCATGGTGATCAAACAATTTATTATACTGATCACACAGATTCAGTTGCAACATCTAATTTAAGTGGAACAGTTGCAACAATAAAAGATTATAATGTAGTAAATCGTAAAATATACGGAAAACAAGGCGGATTTGACTCATTTGCTAATAATACTATAAGTGCAGAATTACACAATTTTGATTTAGTAGGTAATTCAGACGAAGCACATAGATCAACATATTCATCTCCTACAATAACTAATTATGGAGCAATGACTACGGATTCAGTATCCCCAGGTGCTAGAACAACAAGCGATGGTAATCCTTCAACTGCATTTATTGGTTTAGGAACTCCTTCTAATAAATGGCCAGTAGTTCATGCAGATTATTTGTATGGCGATGGTTCTAATATTAGTGGTGTATCAACATTAACAAATGCACAAGTAGTTGCACATATTTCAACAGTTCCTTTAACTGTAGGCGGTAACTTAACTGTAAGTGGCAACATAAATGCAACAGGTAACATTAATTATGAAAACGTTGTTGATCTAAATGTTCAAGACCAAGAAATAACACTTAATTCAAATGCCGCCACAGATGCAACAGTAAGTATTATTGCAAATAGACCAACTGGTAATAATGCTGTTTTACGTTGGAATGAAACAAGTGATATATGGGAATTTAATAACACAGGCAGTTATTTTCCAATACCTACATCAACAACTGATTTAGCAGAAGGAACTAATCAATACTTTACAACTGCTAGGGCAAATAGTGCCATAGATGCTAAATTAAGTGGTGGTTATGGTATAACTTATACTGGTGGTGTTATTGAAACCACGAATGCTGATGTAAGAGCATTGATTAGTGCTACAGGAAACATCACTTATGATGCCGCTAATGGTATCATTTCAGAAAGTCTTACCACAACAGATATAACTGAAGGGAATAATCTTTACTATACCACAGCAAGAGCCAATAGTGCCATAGGTGCATATCAAGGCAATATTTCAACTGCAGGCACAATTACAGCAACTAAATTTGACACAACAAGCAATGTGTTTGACCTAGCAAATGCTGTAACTAACTTAAACAGTATTAGAAGCGAAAGTGCAAATGATAAATTTACTTTCAAAGCATTACTAGGTGGTGCGGCAACTGAAACAAATACAGGTAACATTACAAGTGATGGTTATGAAGTAATCATAGACAGCAGTCACACTTACGCAAGTAGTGGTAATGTTGCACAAAAAAGCGGTAGCACAAACAACTTAAATGGATTTGCAGTTAGCGGATCATTTACAAACGGTTCAACAGTATTCTCCATTACTGGTGTAACACAACTAAAAAATGTTTACAATGGAACAGGAAACATAGATGGCACAAACAATAACGTATCACTGACGGGTGATATGGTTGCCAATATGATACCAGACAATTTTAGTGCTGTAGATGGCGACCAATATCCATTACCTCAAGGAACTGTATTAAGTAGTGCAAACACAACAGCATTAGTGTTTTCACAAGCCGCAGTTGCAAGTCAAACATTTGCAAATACAGCCCCTATTGCTATTGTGCATGGTGGTAAAGATGCTTCAACAGGACAACTTATATCATTTGTGTCACAAGATGACGCAGTTGCAGACGGAACGCAGGTTAGTTCATTCGATCCAAGTCAATTCCCAATGTCTACAATAGCAAATACTGGTGGAACACCGACAGGAATTGAAACAAGCACAACTTTAACTATAAATTTGGCTGGTGTAACTATTCCAGTCGGAACACAAGTTGCTATAGCAAACGTAACAGGCACAGGTGCAAGTAATGTTAATGGTCAAAATTTCTTTATTATAAGAGATTCTGGAGGTGGCGGTGGTTTTAATTACACCTTAGCCACAAATGCTGGACTTACAACTCCTGCAGACGCAGTTACTTTAGGTATAGACACTAGTGGATCATTCCCTAGTGGAACACAAAATGGTGACATTACATTTAGTGTTGCACAAAGCACCTCAGTTATTCAGAAAGCACGTTTATACAAGAAAGATACATATGGATATCCTAAAGTAGGACCAAAAGAACAAGACTTTACATATACTGTAGGTAGTTCAAGTGATTATACAATAGATTATTCAGCCGCAACTACTTCAACTAGAGGTAGAACAAGCCTTGAAGCAACAAAACAAGTATTAAAAGCACCAATAGGACTTACAATTGGTAATGCAACAATGTCCAACAGAGGTGACAATGATTCATTTACTAACTTTGGACTTAACTTTGTTTGGGATGGTAAAACACCATATGGTAGTGAATATGCAGGGTCAAGTAATTCAACACTTGTGCCTCAAATGTTATTTAAGAACTATACTGATAACACATTTGCTAGTGGTTCAAGTGGTTTAGGCAGAGGTGGACCAAGATTATTCTTTGCAAGTTCAACAGGTAACATAGACACGAATGAATTTGCTAAGTATCCAAGAAAATCACAAGAAATAGGTAGAATGTTGTTCTGGGGACCAACACAAGATGTTGGTGATGCTATGTCGACTGTTAATCCTGCAGGATTTATTTCAGCAACAGCACATGCAGACTGGACATCAAGTAACAAATTGGAAATGGGATTCGTTGCTAATGGACACGGATTCAATAATGGCGATGTATTCTTAAAATACATCGATGGTAAAGTAGTATTAGCAGGTGGACATAATGGTTCAACTTATAAAGGCATACATTTTGCACCAGCAGAAGTCACTTCAAACGGTAACATTGCACAGACTTATGCTACATTAGGTCATACTTGGGCAAACGTAAATTATGCTAACCCTAGTGCAAATACTGGTGCTAAATTAACCGTTACCCAAGGCGGAGCAGTAGCAAGTGGTAGCGGAGACACAATGTTTAGTCTCGATAGAGACCTAATACAAGGCTCAACTACACTTAATTTACAAGCAGTTGGTAATGGTGCTGTATTAGACCAAGACATTATATTAGGTAATGGTAATGAAAATACAGTAGTTGTTGTAACATCAGCAAGTGCTGATATAGCCGATGGAAATCCTGTAACATTTGCAGGTGTAGGTGGTCCAGGTGCAGGTAACTTAAATGGACAATCATTTTTTATAAAAGCAGGTAGTATATTTGACAGTGGAGGAGCAAATCCAGACTCTTTCCAATTGTTCCATGACAGTGGTTTAAGCAATGCAGTTGTTAGATCGCAAATAGGTTATGATACAGACTCAGCAACATTTTTAACAGGTGGTGGTAATTGCACAAT